ATGCGTTTCTTAAAAGAAAAGAAAGTAATTTTAAATGCGAGTCGTTTATATCTGAATGGTAAAAAAAAGAAAGTATTAAAAATGAATATTATTTCAACACAACATACATTATCTACAAAGTCTTTAGAGATATTTATATCTGGATGTTTACCTCCTCATTGTAAAGGGTGCTGTAATCCAGAACTTTGGGAGTTTGGTAAGGATAATAATTATTTAGATGAATTTAAAAAAATTAAAACAAAGATAAAGGAATTTGATACTCTTATAGATAACGTAATTTTAGTAGGTGGGTCGCCATTAGATCAAAATCATATAGAGCTTGTAGATTTATTACAAAAGTTAAGACTTTTAAATAAAAAAATATTTTTATTTACAAAATATGATTTTAGCAGGGTTCCAAGCTATATTAAAATTTTGTGTGATTATATAAAATGTGGAAGATATATCCCATCTTTAAAAACGGATAATAATATTCAATATGGAATAAAATTAGCAACTTCAAATCAAAAAATATATAAAATAGATGATTTTTTTTATTAATATTTATAGAGCGTTTAGATGTTAACGTGAATTGCTGAATTAAACGTAGTTTAAAAAAAAACTATAACCGTTGATTAGAGTGAATTATTTTGGAGTTAAACATTATGAATATATTTTTTTCTTATGATAATGATTTTTGTGAATTGATGAGTTCTCTTGAAAAAAAATATGGAAAAAAGTTGTTTGAACTAGATGGTATAGGAAAAAAACAATTAGATATAAACGATTTTAGTAAACAGTTTTTTACTAATAGAACTACAACTGCGGATGTTTCTATAGATGCCAATTCGAATATAACGCAGTCAGATATTATAACATATAATGTAGAATTACCAAAACCTTTTTTTAGATTAAATGCTTATTTTATTCTTTGGAAAAAATTAAAACAACTATATGGCCAAGAAGAGGCGAATAGAATAATAGAAATGCAGCTTAGTGGAGATGTTTATATTAATGATTTTCACGGATTACAGGCCCCGTATTGTTTTAATTATTCTACATATGATATAGCTTTGTTGGGACTTCCTTTTATAACAAAAATAAAAAGTATTCCTCCAAAACATTTATATTCGTTTAAATCACAATTAGAACAGTTTGTTGTATATGCTTCAAATTCTACATTAGGGGCGTGTTTGTATAAAAATCAAGAACTTATAGTAAAAGAAAATAATATAATAAAAGTAATTAAAGTAAAAGATTTTGTATCTAAATATGATTTGAATAATAAGTTTGTTTTTAATTTACAAGAATGGGAAAACTCTGACAATATAAATAATGTAAAAATATGGGAAAATGGTAAATTTGTAGAACTAAAAAGAGTTTTTAGGCGAAGATATAATAGAAATATTTATAAGATAGAAACACATTCTGGAAAGAAGTGTTTTGTTTCAGAAGATCATGTATTTAAAGTTTTATTTAGGGGAAGAGAATTAGAGATAAAAGCTAAAGATTTAAGGATATATGATACTGTATTTAATACTTTTATTTCAAAGTTGCCTATAGATAAAAACAGTTTTGATTATCAAATGGGACAATTTATAGGTATAGTAAATGGAGATGGTTATATAGGTAAGAAAGAAGTAATAAGTATTTCTATAAATTATAAAGAAAAATTTATAATTGATTTTTTAGATAACTTTTTATCTATATATTTTAATATGAAAGGAAAATTACTAAAAGGTAATAAATGTTATCAATATAATATATATTCAACTAAATTTAGAAATAAAATAATAAATATGTATTTTAAAGGAAGTATTATAGGAAAAAATAAGTATGCATATGTTGATGAAGAATCTATTGAATTTAAACTTGGTTATATAGATGGTTTATTGGTGACTGATGGTAGTTATAAAGATGGTCATACATTGTCTTTGATTAGCGAGAAAACTATAGAAAATGTTATAAATATTTTATATAGTATTGGGTTTAAAAAATTAAATATTCACAAGTATGATGATATACGTACAAATACTCGTTGTACTAGTTATATAATTAAGATACCAGTTAAAATAAATGATTATCTAAATTTGACTTTGATAAAAAGAAAAAATGCTATAAAAAATAATAATAGTAATAAAACTAAAGAAATATTTTATACAGGGTTGCATGCTTATTATAATGCTAATAATAACAAAATAGCAAGGAATATAGTAACAACAGGGAATATTACGCATAAACGAAAAAGTTTATATAGAAGTTTGACTACTGATGTAATAGTAAATATAGAGATTATCCCAAACGATGATGATTATGTTTATGAAGTAGAGACAAGTACGCATTGGTATTCTGCGGGTGGTATTTTAACTCATAACTGTGGTCTTGCGGATGTGTTTATTACAACAAGTTACTATATAGATAAAATGATAAGAACGGGGGTAGATGCAAAATTTAAATTAAACAATGAAGAAGATGTTTGGACATATGTAAAAGAAAATATAGTATCTTTAATTTATACTTTAAATCAGCCATTTAGAGGTGGCCATCAGTGTGTAACAGAGGATACTGAAATTTTAACTGTTGGTGGTTTTAAAAAATATAACGAATTATCTGTAGGTGAAAATATTTATACTTGGAACAATGGTGTATTAAACATTCAACCAATTCAAAAATTAAATATTTATGACTATGATGGGATTATGCATGAATATAAAGGAAGAGATACTATACAAATTGTTACACCAGGACATAATGTATTACATAAAAAAAACAATTCGTCAAAATATATATTAACAAAGTCTTCTAAGTTAGTGGATAAAAAAACACCGTTAAACTATCCAGTAGCAATGTTAGAAGATAACAGAAAAGATTATGACATTTCAGATAGTATGCTTCAACTTTTAACTTTTATTTTAACAGATGGTATTTTAGATTTGGATAATACGCGCGGGGAACGAGGAAGAATACAAATATTTAAATCACCAAAACGATGGGGTAATAAACAACTTATAAATGTTTTAAATAAAAATAATATAGTTTATACTGTGTCAGTTAGAAAGTCAAATTTTGGTGGAATAGTAAACGTTTATAATATATCAACGAATAGTTCTCAAAAATTATTAAAACTTATAAATAGAACAAAAAAAGAATTACCTAAATGGTTTTTTAAATTAAGCAGAAGACAAGCAAAAATAGTAATAGACACTTGGGCAAAACTAGGCGGTAATATAGGTGAAAATAATTATAATAGACAAAAATTACAATGTGATAATTATTTAATAGCAGATCAGATTCAACACCTTTGTTTTTTATCTGGGAAAGGAAGTAGTATAGAATCCCGTACAATATCTAATAATAAACAAGAAATAATATACGTAAAACCTTATAGTAGAACAAATAAAAGTGCTTCTATAAAAAATAAAATACACTATAAAGGTAAGGTGTTTTGTCCAACAACTGAAGATGGAGTAGTAGTATTTCGTAAGAATGGTAAAATATTTATTTCAGGAAATAGTGCATTTACAAATATATCTATTTTTGATGATAATTTTTTAAATGAGTTAGTTCCAGAATATAAATTTATAAACGAAAAAGGAGAACAGGTTATTCCAAAGTTTGAAACAGTTAAAAAAACACAAGAGATATTTTTAGATGTTATGAACGAAGAGCTTACTAGGACGCCTGTTACTTTTCCAGTTACTACAGCATGTATATCTGTTGATGAAGATAATAATCCAAAAGACCAAAAGTTTATTAAAATGATAGCTGAAAAAAATAAACAATTTGGTTTTATTAATATCTACTGTGGGAAAACAAGTACTTTAAGTTCTTGCTGTAGACTCAGATCAGATGCTGATAATGAATACTTCAATGCTTTTGGTTCAGGTAGTGTGAAAATTGGTTCGCTTGGAGTTGTTACGACAAACCTTCCAAGACTTGCTATTAAATCAAAAACAAAAGAAAAATTTTTAGAAAATTTAAGAGAATTAGTAATAGATGTTGCACGTATAAATAATGCTAAACGTCATATAATAAAAAAACGAATAGAGGTTGGGGTTTCTCCTTTATATAGTTTAGGTTTTATGTCTATAGATAAACAGTATTCGACATTTGGTATTACTGGTTTGAACGAAGCGATAGAGCTGTTAGGGTATGATATATTAGAACAAGATGGACAACAGCTCGTATTGGATATGCTTGAAATAATTAATAAAACAAATGATAAATTACAAAAACAGTATAATGCTCCACATAATTGTGAACAGGTACCGGCTGAAAATAGCGGAATAAAACTATCTAAAAAAGATAAATTACTTAAATATACAGAAGATTCTTTATTTTATAGTAATCAGTTTATTCCACTTATTAAAAACGCAGATATGTTAGATAGAATAAAATTACAAGGAATGTTTGATTCTAAGTTCAGTGGCGGGGCTATTCTTCATTTAAACATAGAAGAACAAATAGTTGATACACAAAAAATAATTGATTTAATAAATATTTGTGCAAAAATGGGTGTGGTTTATTGGGCAGTTAATTATAATTTACAAATGTGTGAAGCTAATCATATGTCTGTAGGTGCGAATGGAAAATGTCCTGTTTGTGGTAAACCTATAAAGGAAAATTTTACAAGGGTGGTTGGATTTCTTACTAATATTAAAAATTGGAATTCAGTGAGAAGAAATGTAGATTATCCAAATAGGCAGTTTTATAAAAATATATAAGTTTTTGATATTGGCATAAATTTTGCATTAAATATATATATAAAATAGAAACATCTGTAATATTTTGTTAAGTGTTTTTTTTTGTAGATGCTCCTATTATTTTAAAAAAAGGAGGGTGGTGCATTTATTAATATTGGATAATAAAATAGCACCCATTTTATAATTATGGATTTTAATGTAGATGATTTTGTTAAAGTAGATAGCTCTGTGATTGAAAAATATCATAAAAAATTGATAAAAAACTTTAATAAACGCGGGTGGGCTCTTTACAATGCCGGAGTACTTGAGGACAAGTCTTATCGTTTTTTATCTGAGAAAGAGTTAGAAGCTTGTGTTTCAGCGGGTAGTGAAAAGACATTCATTGATCCTGGGTTTATTTATTCTTTGCTTCCGTATGTTGAAGATGACTCAAATTGGCTTGTTGTGAGAAAAGCAATGGAAGAATGTGTTGCCTCTGGTCGTTATCCATTTTGGGTTGACCTTTATACTTATGAGGAAGAAGGACAACAATATGTAAAATCAAAAGGTGTGTATCTTATTGATTCTGTTGTTTTTTGTGAAGATAATACTTGGGAGTTTGTTATAGATTATGTTTTAATGACGCAATTAGGGATTGTTACAGAAAATAATAATAATATATCTTTAGGTTTAATGCATGTATATAAAATTCTTAAACAAGTTATGAAAAGAGTTAGATAGAGGATAATTAGCTGGAAAATATACGGAAATTTGTTGTGGTTTATGTAGGTTTTATATTAGCTTTTATAGCGTTATTTGGTATATCACTTTCGTCTGTGTTAGAGAAAGCTTTAATAAGTAATAGTTTGAATCCTATAGTTTTAGTTGCTGCTGTTAATTTAGTTAGCGGTGTTGCTTTATGTTCTGTTGTATGTTTATTAAAATTTTTTAGTGTAGGTTTTTTAGGAAATATTAGTTTTAAACACAATTTTGACAGACTGTTATCAAATGATAATTTTTTGATATTTTTTTTAATATTGTGTTTAATATGTATGATGACGAGGGTGTGTATATTTTCTAGTTTAAAATTTATAACACCCTTTAAATTAAATGTAATTTTAGGCATGATGCCAGTTACTGTTTTATTGTTATCATCTTTTGTTAGGTTTGATGTTATAAGTATTAAAACTGTAGTTTCTCTTATATTATTTTTGCTTGCAGTTGCAATACAAATATTTTTATAATGTTTTTTTTTAATTTTTTGTAGGAGAAATGTTATGGAGGAAGACAGATCAACTATATCCATGCCAATAATAACGCCGGTTAAATATTTAGCTGGAGGTTGTAATCCCTTTAAGCGGTTGTGGTATTGGATGACATATACACGGCATTGGCGTATTATGAGTGATTGGTATTATATATTACCTAATGGTGTTAAAGTAAAAATACCTTCTGGGTTTATTTTTGATGGGGCTAGTGTTCCTAGATTTTTTAGAAATTTATTGTCTCCAACCGGTATTTTATTTTTGGCGGCTATTTTACATGATTATGCATATAAATATGACAAACTTGTTGGTGTAAATGCTGATGGAACTTTATTTGATTATATGCCTAATGCTGGAAGGGCTTTTTGGGATAAAATTTTTAAAGAAGTTGCTGATGCTACAAATGGTATGATTTATATAAATAAAGTCGCTTGGTTTGTTTTACGTGTAGGGGGATTCGTGGCATGGAATCGGCATAGAAAGATTATCGAAATTTGTAGTAAAAATTAGAGTATTTTAGTCTTTGGAATATGTTATCCACAAAAGTTTACTTTGATTTCTTATAGGTATAAATTTTGGTTCGGGGCTAAGTGAAAGTTTATAAGAAGTGCTAGATATTTTGTTTTTAGTTACTTTTGAAGAACCATAAGAAGATATAATTTTAGTTTCAAAATAAGGCATATCACTACAATTAAGAGGATCGTATTGTTTTCTTGTCATCGGGTTTCTATATATTGCTGTTGTGTTAAAAAACTTATTAACTTTTATTGATATTTCGTGTATATTGTCTACTATTTTTGCACTAGAGGTGGTTATTACTTGACTTGTTTTAGAAAAGGAAAGTTCTGACATAGCATTTAATAAATAATTTAAATATAATTTATCAAAATTAAGAAATTTTCTTGGGATGTGTTTATCTTTTCCCGATCTAAATTGTAATAAAAAATCGTATAAGTCTTTATTATAGGTATTAAGCAAGAGGCCTTTATTATTTATTGATATAAAATTTTTTATTTTTAATAGGTTTAATGTTTCTGCTATAATTTTTAGTTTATTTTTTTTGTTTTTGAATGAAGTAATATTTTTTTCTTTCAATTCCCCGCATTTAATAAAGTATCCTATTAGTTTTAAAATTAAACAGGTATCAAACATAGATTCTTTGTGTATTATTGGGTTTAATTTATAGCCAGAGTAATCATATTTTGGTAATGATAAAATGTTTGTGTTTTTAATATTTTTTACTTTTTTTATTTTTTTGTTTTTTGTAAGAAGCTTTGTTTCAGGAGATAGCGGTGAGTGGTTTATTATATAAACATGTTTTAATTTATTATTAGGTTTGATATTAAGAATAGTTGATAATATTAGCTTGTTGTTTACTATTCCATATATTTTTTGTCCAATGAATAAATTTTGAATAGTATTCCAACCGTTATCAGTTAATATATATGAGTGTTTTAGTATCATTATATTTCTGTTTTTAGTATAGAAAGTTTAAATAATATAGATAATTGAAATTTTTTCGGCGGTTGTAAATAAATATTATAAAAAAGAGTGAGGGACATCATGGCTGATTGGTATGTAGATTTTACTTTACCTTCTAATGGGACAGGGACAACGTATTCTGGTGCTTGGAATGTATTTACGGCTACTGAGGGTGCTAATGTAAATGATGGAGATTCTATATGGTTTAGAAGAAATGATCCTGGCAATGACCAAAAATTGATAACAATTAAGGCTGGAGATATTAAGTATATAGGTTGGCCTAAAGAAGGTGATGATCTTTATGATGTTAGGCCGTCTGATCCAAGGGCTTTGTGGGATGCAGACTCTTCAAATTATGTTTATCAAAGACGTAGTATTGGTGATGGGACTGTTCATGCTTTGAAGTCAGATAATACTTTTTATAGGTGGTATTTTTATAATTATTATAGTAGTAACAACTATCAAAGGACAATAGAAATAATATCTGAAAGTAATGTTAGTGTTTATCATTCTTATATATATATTTATAAGACTTCTAGTATTAATAATGATTATTCTAAGGTTTTAAGAGTAGAAAATAGTGATAATATATATTTTAAAGATACAACCATTAGGGGTGCTGCATCGGCTAGGTATATTTATAATCAGTTATTTAAATTATATAATTCAATTATAACTTTTGACGACTGTATATTTAGGACACAATCAAACACTGATGCTTCTGAAACTCATGCGGATAGTATTAATGAGGTGTCTTATATAAACAACTCTACTTTATATTTTAATAATTGTGTTTTTAATAGTTATGTTTTAAGGAATTATACCTCTAATACGACATCAAAGGCTTATTGTTGTATTGCATATAATAGTACTTTTCATTTTAATAATACGCGTTTGGAGCATAATAGGACTGATACTGTTAGTAATAATATTTTTAGTATGAGTCCACATTATTGGTTTTATTTGAGTAATTGTACTGTAAATCTTATTAATAATTGTAGATACCGTGCTTGGTGTGATATGGTAGCTGGTTTTTTTGTTACTGACGGTAGTAATATTAATTGCTCGGATTTTCAAGTAGATACAGAAAGTTCTTCTGTTAACCAGAATGTGATTTTTGATTTGTGGGATATAGGTAATGTTACTATTAGTGGTGTTTCTGGGTCTGTTAATTATTATACTAATGTAGAAAATAAAAATTATTTTATTGGCCTTAATAATTCAACATCTTTTGAGTATTTTACAGATAAGATAAGTATAACGGACGTTTCCACGTATGTTGGTGATGTTATTGAAAAACTTAGATATAATCAGGCTGATAACCAAATAATTAATATTAGTGATGATACTACGTTTAGAGATTTTAGTGTTTTTTTTGGAACTCCAAGGGAACTTAATATAGATAATTCTGAAATAGGTGGGATTGGTTTATATTACAGATCGTATAATACTAGTTGTGCTTGGTATGGTTCTTATTATAGTTATAAGAATTTAAAAGTTATCAATTCGACAATAACGAAGTATAATGCTTTATATTTGTCTTCATCTTATGTCAATCCAAGTGTAGATGCTATAATTTATAATTGTGAAAGTTTAGGAAATAATCAACTTTTTGATGATAATTCAGGCAGTTCTTGTAAGGTTAATCTTAAAATATTGAGGAATAGGGGTTTTTCTTCTGTTGGGTCTCTTGGTTGTTATTCTAATAAAATTATTAGTTCGTCTTTTAATATGGGTGAGCTAAATACTTATAAGTATTTTTATGAAGGTTATATTTCAAACAGTGAAATTTATCGTACAAATGGAGCAAATTATTCGATAAAAGCTTTTAAAGAAACATCGAATGGTTCTTTATGTATTTCTGAGCTTGGGGCTGAAACTATTTGGATTAGGTTGCCTGCTGAAGGCACTTATATGATAACTGCTTATATGTTGTATACTTGTACTTCTTGTACTTTACTTCTGTCTGATGTTTACTTTGAGGTAGATTATTTTGACAGTTCTGGTTTTTCTCATCGTATAGTAAGTGATAGTCTGGTTAATGATACGACAAGTTCTTGGTCAGGAAGTGGAACTAAAATAAAACTTACATGTTCTGTTACTGTTTCTTCTGCTCAATTTTGTCCTGTAAGATTTTATATTCCAGGGTATTATGAGAATTTATTTGTTTATATTGATCCAAAGGTTGATGTTACTGAGGTGTAGATAGAGGGGATAGTATATGGCAGATATAATAACATATCCTTTATACTATACACCATATTATTCACCAAGCAGTGGTATTGTTAATTTAGATGGTTTTATTTTTCATACTACTACCAGTGGTGACAATTATTATTTCCCATTATTTATACAGTATCCGTTTAATTTAACAAGGTTATATTATAAGAGCACGGCAGATAGGATAGAGCCGGTTGATATTGATAGACCTTTTTTAACAGGTTTGTTATATTTACCTATAGATGTTACTGAAACATATACAACATCTGGTGTTTTGACTTTAGGATTTAATTATAGTAATAATGTTTGCTTTATTCCTTGTTTAAATGATATACCATTAAATATAGGAACAAATATTTTAGATATATGTTATGATGGTTGTTATATTTTAGTTTGTACAAATTCCGGTGTTGAGTGTTTAAATAGTAGAACATTCGAATCTATATGGTATTTTAATACTACAATTGTTCAATCGACTTGTTCTAATCAGGAAATAGTGTGTTTTGGTACAGTATGTAGTGGTGTTTATTATAATGATTTTCCAAGAGCTATAGAAAATCTTGGAAATTTTTTGGCGGGCTGTAAAAAAGTAGATAATTTAACATCTAGCGGTATTGTAGATATATGTACAACATCTAACGGGTTTTTTGTTGGCGGTGAAAGTGGTGTAGATATTTTAACAGCAAGTAGTGAATTAGATTTAGAAGTAACTTGTCAATTAACTTGCTCAGGTATTAATAGTGTAGCATATTCTGTAGATACTGGGACTTATTATTGGTCTACGGCAAATACAGCGTATTGTGCTGATACTTGTGTGAAAGTATAGGAGAATTTTATGTCTTTACTTGGATGGGATGATACAAAAAAATTAAAATTAACTATAGATAGTAGTAAAGTTGATGAAGATTTAACAGATTTTCCTGTTCTTATAACGTTATCTTCTGGTTGTGGTATAAGTGGTTTTGATGCTAGTTGTGTGTTTGACGAGGTTTATGCGTATCCGTACGAGGTTTGTGATGATTTTACTGGTGCTGATGGGTGTTTGCCTGATACTAATTTATGGAGAACTGTAAATTCATCATATATTGATATTTATAATAATAAATTAAGATTTGCTGATAATAATAATTTTAGTTGTGTTGATTCTGAATTTAGTTTATCTGGTGATTTTAATATACAAGTAGATTTTGAATTAATAAATGGCCCAAGTACTAATAGTTGGTCTGCTGGGTTAGTGGTTTATTTTAATAACAATTTTGATAAATTTATAGTTAGAAGAGCATATTGTGGTGCTCATTGTTATTGGGCACTTGAATGTATAAACGGTGTTTGGAATGACATTGGTTCTAAGTATAATAGTACAGATACTTCTGGTAAACTATGTATAACAAGGATTGGAAATATTTTTACTGGTTATTTCTTGCTTGATGGTTATTGGTATAAACTTGGTAGTAAAACTTATGATATTGCTCAAAAAGATGTTAGATTTGTTAGATTAGAGCATGGTCCTTGGGATAATAATCCTTCTTTTTCTTTTTATTTTGATAATTTTAAAGTAAATAATGGTACGCCATATTTTCCATCTCGTTTAGCAATTACTGCCACCGTTTCTGGTGTAGAAACCCAATGTTATTCAGAAATAGAAAGATGGGAACAAGAAAATAATAAAGCAATTTTGTGGACAAAGATCCCTACTGTTATTTCTGGTAGTTATACTATGTTGGATTTATATTATGACAAATCTCATTTGAATAATTGGGACTATGTTGATTTTGTCGGAACTTCAGCGGGTAAAGCAGTATGGGATTCTAATTTTATAGGAGTTTATCATTTTGAAGATTTGAGTGGAAATGTTAAAGATTCTACTTCAAACATGAATCACGGAACTGCTCATGGTTTATCAATAACAGAGCGCAGTGTTAGTGGCCTTATTGGGAATGCTTTTGATTTTAATGGATCAGAGTATATTGAATTACCAGATAATAATGATTTTAAACCTGATTATGTAACAATAGAAGCAATTTGTAGAACTGATTCAGGAAATCCAGATTGGGCACGAATATTTGATAGGTACCATCATCCTGATTATGGATATGCCCTTATTATTACTAATGAAGGTAAAGCACGATTTCACCCGAGAATTACAGGCAATGTATATAGTGATGCGGATACTGCTGCTGTTGTTGAGGGGGATGGGGATTGGCATTATTTAGCAGGAAGTTATGGAAGTACAAAAACAAAGATGTATGATGGTGGTAATTGTGATGAGATTGAAATTACAAGTTCTGGAGTAATTATTCACGAAGTTACACAAGAACCACGAATAGGGGATGGTGTTTATGACTCTAGTTATTTAGGTCAAATATGTGAAATAAGAGTTTCAAATATCGCTCGTTCTGCTTCATGGATCAAAGCAACCTATCATTCAAATTGGGATACATTATTAACATATAGTGATGAGGAAAAGCATATTAAAGGTTATTTTTCAGGCTATACATTTGAACAAAACAACCCCGTGAGTAGAAAATTATATTTACATAATAGGCTTACTGGTGAATTAATAACTACAACAACATCTAGTGGTAATGGTTATTATTATATGGAAACTGTTTCTTCTGGTTCTCATTATATAGTGTGTTTGGATGATGATGCTGGTGTTGAATATAATGATTTGATTATAGGGCCTGCTTTTCCCACTACAATATCTGGGTAATGATGTATACCAATGTATAATTTTAATTTTGGAACAAATAGATATACTAATTTTAATTTTAATTTCGGTGCCACTGGAATAAAACAATTAGTTATAAAATCTACAGTTACATTAGGGTACACTATAAATAGTATAAATATAGAACATTTAAACGGAGAAGATATTTTATATGTAAATACGGAGGGAGGAATATTTAAAGTATTTTCACCGTCTTGTAGTGGAAGTATAACAACTAAGGATATAGAGTCTTCTGATTATTGTTCTGGCACATGTTCCTCTGGTATAATATATGCGGGCAGTGATGAAGATTTATTAAAAATTGATGTTGTTTCTGAGAAGTTTGAATCTTATTTCGCTGACGGTAAAATTGTTGAGGTTTTATATTATAAATGGTAATTTATGGCACGGTAATTGCATCTATTCAATATAGGATTTAAAAATTTGGAGATTAATTATGATAAATATAGTTAAGCCTAAAGTTTTTATTGAAGAATTTGATGCAGAGTATATTATAAGAAAGATAGAAAGAGCAGCAAGAACTTGCTATAAGACAGAAGGAAGTAAAGCTCCTTTAGGACAGCTGTTGGATAAACGTCTTTTGAAAACTTCTGATAGGGCAGAATTTTGGAATATATATCATGATGGTATTATAGATCCAAAACTTTTAAAAACGATATTAGCGAATGTTCATTCCAGTGTTTTAGAACATTGTACAATTAGTGTTGTTATACGTACTTGTAGAAGTATGACTCATGAATTGGTAAGACATCGTGTAGGTGTAGCCTATTCTCAAGAATGTGTTTCTGGTGATACTTTAATTAGAAAAAATAAAACAATTAAAGAGCTATTTGATAGAGATAGTATTCCTAATGGTAGGGCGGCAAATAAGAATATTAATTTAAAAAGTGTAACCGATAGTGGGAAAATAGTTCCAAACAAAATAGAAGAAATATTTTATAAAGGTAAAGCTGTTGTATACGAATTAACAACATCTCTTGGTTATAAAATTAAATCGACTTTGAATCACAGGTTTCAAAACGAAAATGGGGAATTTAAAACTTTATCAGAGCTTAATGTTGGCGATAGTGTAATGTTAAATGGGAGGCCCTGTTTAATTAAGGTGTCTGATGAGCAACTAGAGCAAATGTATATAGAAGAAGGTCTTGCTCCGGCCGAGATTGCGGATGTTTTGTCTGTACCCTATAGGTCTGTAATAAATAAATTACGCAAGTTGGGTATTTTTGTTAGAAAGATGAATGACAAGAATAAAGAAAAATATAATAAAAATCACACAGATGAATCTTATAAAAAAATGAGAGCAACGATAAAAAAACAGTATAGTGAGGGTGGTAGGGTTGTTTGGAATAAAGGTCTCAAAGAAGGCGAACACATAAGTGTAGATAAACAGGCCGTGTTTTTAAGAAATAATCATCATAATAATGGATATGGTGTTAATAATAGTAATTGGAGGGGCGGCAATATTACTCGTATAGGTGGTTACGCTAGAACACAGAGAGAAAACAAATTAGGGAAATGTGAGTTATGTGGCGATATGGCGAAAGAAAGACATCATATAGATAGAGATCCAACTAATACAGATGGTAGTAATATTCTTTGTGTATGTGTTAATTGCCATAGAAAACTTCATAAAGGTTGGTGGGTAGGTACTAAAACGCACCCTGATACAATTATTTCTATTACTAAAGTTGGTGTGGAAGATGTATACGATTTAAAAATGAAATCCCCATTTCATAATTATATAGCTAATGGTTTTGTAGTACACAACAGCAGTAGATATTGTAATTATAGTAAAGATAAGTTTGATAATAAGGTAACTATGTTGAAACCGTATTTTTATAAAAATGAAGAACAATATAATATTTGGAAAAAGTATGCAGAAATATCAGCAAGGGGTTATTTTGAATTATTAAAAATAGCAACTACAGAAGAGGCGCGAGAGTTATTGCCTAATTCTACAAAAACGGAAATTTCAGTAACATACAATATTAATGCTTGGAGACATTTTTTTAATTTAAGAGCTTCGCAAAAAGCACATCCAGAAATACGAAGAGTGGCTATGGCTTTATTGTTAGAGTTTGCTCATAGGATGCCTGTTTTATTTGATGATATTAAAAGTAGACATTTGCGAAATTTTGAATATTTTCCAGGCATAGAAGATGTAGAATTAGAGTATATTACTATTTAAGGTGTAAAATTACGACCGTCGGGTGGGTAAGTCAAAGATGGTAAGGAGATGTAAACTTTGTAATGGTTTAGTTTCAGTGAAAAGACTTTGAGGCGGAAAGTTGGTATATTTCTGCAGGGGCTGTAGAAAAATATTAGACGTTTCAAAAGTTGTTTTGAAAGAAAAATAAAGTGAGTATAAAAAAATGTATAAGGAAACAGGTAGAATAAATATTAATGTTGCTGGTATAGTTTCTGATCTTGGTAGAAGAGAAGACGGAAGAGCATATATAGTTATAGATAATGAAACAATATATGTAAAGCACTCGTCTGTTTCTTTACTTAATAAGGTTAAACAAGGTCAGTATATAAAAATGGATTGTTATATAGATTCTGGCAAGATTTTTGCAACAAATATTATATAAAGAAATTTGTTAGCGTTGGTTGACAAGAAAGTATTAGTATTTATATGGAAATGTTAAATAATAATTATGTGGTAGATTTTGTTTTAGAAGAAAGGGGTGAAAACTTATATAATGTAATTATATATTTTAATGGTGTTCCTTATGTGGCTGTTTATAGTCCTCTTGTTGGTTTTGTGTATTGTTCTTTATTTAACGGTGTTGAAAAAACGGAAGAAGAAGAAAAAATATTATTAGAAATATCTGATAAAATAAAAAAGTTTTTAAATAGGGAGATTTAGCTATGGGTGTACCTTATGTTATCGAGAAAGATGGAAAGAATGAGAGAGCCTATGATTTATATTCAAGACTTTTAAAGGATAGGATTGTTTTTATTGGTGAGGAAATAGATGAACGTTTAGCAAATTCTGTTGTTGCTCAGCTTTTGTTTTTGGAAGCAAATGATCCAGAAAATGATGTTTATATTTACATTAATTCGCGTGGAGGTCTTATAACTGCAGGTCTTTCTATTTATGATACAATGATGTATATTAAACCGGATATATGTACGGTATGTTATGGTATGGCGGCGAGTATGGCTTCTATTCTTTTATGTGCAGGTACGAAGGGTAAGCGGTATATTTTGCCAAATGCTGAAGTTATGATTCATCAACCTTTAGGTGGGTTTTCTGGGCAGGTAGCAGATATGACGATTCACCATGATCATATCATTTCAGTTCAAAAGAGGTTGTATAATATTTATTGTGAAGTAACTGGAAAATCTTTTGAACAAATAAAAAAAGATTGTGATAGAGATAATTTTATGACAGCAGAAGAGGCAGTTGCATATGGTTTGGTGGATGAAATAAAACAAAGCAGGGTTTAAAAAAAGGAGTAAAATGTGGGACAAGAAATTCATTTAAATAGAGAATTAAGAGACGAAGAATTGATAGAATTTATAGATTTTGGAAGAGAAAGATGGCCAGAAAATATGAAAGTTTGGTTGGATAGAAGATATCGCGTTATGCCCTTAGATGGCTACGATACTAGGTATCCAAGAATAAATAGCTTTAGAGATAATATAAATGTAAAAAATCCTGTTTTTAACAGAAGGTAGGAGTTTGTATGCTTTTAAACGAAAAGATAAAAATATTTAATAAAGAATTGTCGATGATAAAAACTCTTTCTATAAAGAAATTTGTTATAGAGTGTTTAGATGAGGCGCCTGATTATATTTTTAGAAACTGTCCGTCTTCTTCTACTGGAAAGTATCATAGTATTGATGAGTTTAGTCCTTTAGGGAATATTTTACATACGAAGCGCGTAGTTAATAATTGTGATATTATGGCTAGGGCTTTTAATCTAAAAGAGAAGGATTATGATTTAGTTATAGGTGCTGCCATATTACATGATATGGTTAAGCAGGGGTTTGAGAAAACAGGGCATACAGTTAATGATCATGCCGTTTTAGCTGCACAACTTGTTAGAAACGTTTTTAAAAAAACTAAATCTAAAATAAATAAGAAAGATTGTAAAATAATTGAAAATTGTGTTTTGTTTCATAATGGTATTTGGAGTAGTGGAAAAGAAAATGATAAGCCTATTGATAAGTTTACAATGCACGAGTTATGTGTTCATATGTCCGATTATAGTGCTACAAAGTTTTGTTTAACAAAAGATGCTGGTGGTGGGAATGATATTTTTGACGAGTTTAAAAATTTTGTTGAAAATTTTAAAGTGAAGTTTAAAATAGAAAATACTTATGATATACCAATTATGTTAATGAGGTTTTTAGGAGCTTTATGTTCTAATATTGGGGAAGTTTCTAAGTTAGAAGAAAAATTAATGATAATAGCTGCATGGTGTATTAAGTCGGTGTTATATATTAGGATTAATAACGAACAGCTTTAGAATTGTAATTATTAAATAGACTTTGAAGTTACTCAATTGCTGTTGGAAAAAGTTATCAAAAAGAAAGGAGAATGATGCGTTTGTTAATATAAGTTAATAAAAAAGCATCAGTACAGTGTGTGTGGGTAGAGGTAAGCGTGGTAGGCCGTCTGGCTACGTTATGAGTGAAGAATCAAAAGAAAAAATATCTTTAAAATTAAAAGGTAGGGTATTATCAGAAGATCATAGGCTTAAAATTTCAAAAGCAATGATGGGTAATACTAATAGATCTAAAAAGAATAGCCCATTATTTATAGATGATTTATATAATGATTATGCTAATAGGTATGCTGATGAAAGTATAGGAGTGTGGATAACAAGCGTTAGAAAAAAATTAATGACGTGTTCTGGTATTTTTTCTAATAAGAAATTATTTGGTTATTCTTTTACGGAATTAAGTGTTGAAGATATAGATCAATTTCATGGAAATGATGCAGATCCCGAGTTGTTGTTGTTGGTTTCGGAGATTGTAAGTGGGTTTAAAGATGAGTAAAAAAAGGAAAGATGTAAAAAATTATAAAGAAGAGGTTGTTGTTGTACCTTTGGAAGAGCACGTTGGTGAGAAAAGGCTTGATGAGTTGGCGTCTGTTAAACATAAGGCATTAGAGTTGCCAAAGAAAACAAAAAGTAAACGTAGAATGTCTCCGAATTCTTTAAAAAACTTAGTTCAGTATAATCCAAATATCTCCAAAGATTCTAGAAAAAAAATGTTGAAAAATTTAAGATGTAAAGTAGACAAAAGTAAGTTACAAGACAAAGAAGAATCAGTAGATGAAGAAGATTTAGAAAGTGATAACCAGCTTGCTTTGTTTAAAAAACTTGAAGTTAAAATAGGCGGCGAATGTATATTTTTATCAAAGCTTATTGATAAAGTTTTTCCAACATATCAGACTTTAGATAAAGCAGAGCGGGTTATATTTAATAATATATCTGCTACTTATCTTAAAGATTTTGAGAATGAAGAGTTGTCTTATTCAGATATGGATGACGTGTTTTCATTAGCTTTAAATAAAATACTTGAGTTGAGATTACTTAAGAAAGCAAAGAAAAAGCCAAGTTTGCTTGGTGATGTTTTTGTTTCTTTAGAAAAGCTTAAAAAACAAAATGATAAATTGAAGGAGTCTTTAGCTACTACAAGAAAAGAAAGAAAAAAACATATATTAAAAGGCGGTGTTTCTATTCTTGATTTAGCGGCCAGTTTTGATGAAGAAAGAAAAGCTAAGTTAGAAAAAAAAGAAAAAGAATTGTTAAAAAAAGAAAAAGAATTTTTAAAAAATAGGGATTATGTTGGAAACAGGGAAGATGCTGATGCCACATAATAGAAAAGTAAAGTGTAAAAGTATAAAAGCAGATTACATTTATATATGGTAAATAATGAAATAATTAAAATCCAAGCAAATAACTTGATATATTTTTATAGGAATCATCCCGTTATTGCTGCATATGATCTTCTCGGTGTTGAACTTGATGAAATTCAACGTATTATTTTTCGGGATATGTGGTTTAAAGATTATGTTATTGTTGTAGCCTGTCGTGGGTTAGGTAAAAGTTTTTTACAAGCTTTGTTGGCTACTTTAAGAGCTATGTTATATCCAGGTCATCGTGTTGGTCTTATTGGAAGTTCGTATAGACAGGCTAAGGTAATTTTTAGAGAAGTTGAGGATTTATATAATAAATCTGATATTTTTAAAGAAGCTACTTTACGGCCACCAATTAAAAGTACTGATATGTGCGAGATAAAGTTTAAATCTGCTGGTACATATTCTGCGTCAAGTATTCTTGCTATTCCTTTAGGTAATGACGGTTCTAAAATTAGAGGTCAAAGATTTTTTTCAATTTGTGTCTCTGGAGATACATTTATAAGATCTGAAAAAGGCCTTATTCTAATAAAGGATATAGTTTCTAGGTTAGATACAAAGATAGAAACTTTAAAAGGATTACATTACCCTACAAGGTATATTAGAAATCCTATAGGGCCAATGTATAAGATTACAACCTCTAAAGGTTTTGAAATAGCAGGTACTCCAGATCATCCATTATATTGTAATGTTAACAATAGATATAAATTTGTTCCAATTAATAAGTTAAGTGTTAATAATAAAGTAGTTATAAAAGCGTTTGATCCTAATATGTGGCCCGTTAAAAGTTATTATAAACCTAAATCTATTCATATTAAAGTAGGTCACAGTGCAGATACTTCAGTAACTACTCCTGACTTTGTGACTGAAGACTTAGCTTTATTTTTAGGATTTATAGTGTCTGAAGGGCACATTAGGCAGCCAAGTACAATTCAGTTTGCAAATAAGGATATAGAAATAATTGATACTTATATGGCATTAGTTAGAGGGCTTTTTTCTAAAACACCAAATATAAGATATATTGTACCTCTTAAGTATGGAGAAGATAGCGGTTATTACGATACACAGTTGAGTAGTGTTATTGTTCGTAAATATCTAGAAAATTTGGGATTGGACTATTGTTTATCTAAAGATAAAACTATACCTTTTTCAATTTTACAATCTCCTCTCCAGGTTATATGTGCTTTTTTAAAAGGATTGTTTGAAGGAGATGGCTGTATTCATAGAAATTATAAAGGAAGAAATAGACCAGTTATAACCTATACAAGTATTTCTTTAAAGCTTGTAAAGCAAATACAAGTATTATTAATTAATTTAGGTATTGTGTCTTATTTTAGAATTAATCGGCGTAGTGCTATATGTAAACATAACGATTATGTTTTGTCAATAACTGGGGAAGATGTATATAAATTTATGGATTTAATTGGGTTTGTATCTTCAAGAAAAAGTAATAAAATAAAGGAATTTAATAGAGATGGAAACTTTAAAGTAAAATTGAATAATGACGGGTATTTTATGGATAAAATAAAAACAATAGAATGTTTAGAAGATGATGTAAGTTATGATTTTACAATACCAAAGTGTTGTTCGTTTATGTCGAATGGTTTTGTATCTCATAACTGTGCAGATGAATTTTGTCAGATACCTGAGCAAATATTTAATCTTGTTATCCGTCCGATGGCTATTACACAACACAGCCCAATGGAAAACGTAAAAAGAATGAGACGAAAAAAAGAATTAATGGAGCTTGGTATAGATGTAGAAGATGATGTTTCTATTAATAAAATAATTATGACTTCATCGGGATTTTTTAAAGTCAACCATATGTGGAATCGAATGAAACATTATTGGAAAAAGATAGAATCTGGCGATAAAACTTATGCTGTCCATCAAGCGTCTTATACAGATTTATCTGAGGGATTTTTGAATCAAAGCAACATAGAAGAAGCTAGAGAAACAATGCCAAAAGCTTTGTTTGAAATGGAATATTGCGGAAAAATGATTTCTGATAGTGAGGGATTTTTTAAAGCATCTCTTATTGAGTCTTGTATTGCTAATAAAATTGATAATTATTTTACTGTTGAGCTTGAAGGTAAAAAAGGTTTTGAATATATTATGGCTATTGACCCTGCAAGAACAAGCGATTCTTTTGCTATTTTAATTTTTAAGGCATGTGGCGCTGTTTTAAAACTTGTATATGCTGTCACATATACCGGAGTAAGTTCATTAAATACTGTTCACGAGATATTTAGATTGAGAGATAAATTTAATTTAATAAGAATTGTTATGGATTCTCAAGGCGGCGGTCATAATATAAAAGATTTACTTGAGGCCGGCATAGATAATAATAAACCTATTTTAGATATATTAGATAAAGATAATTATGGGAGAGATGGGGACTTGATATTGCAGCTTTATAATCCAAGTCCTTCAAGTAACACAGATGCTAATTTTACTGCATTAGCTATGTTAGAGAAAAAAGCTTTTTTGTTTCCTGGTCCACCTCAACAGGCTCTTGATGAGGAGGATGATTTATATGAGTATATAGGTTTATTGAAAAAACAGTTATTAAGTATAGTTGTAACTCAAAATCCAAATGGTACTTTAAACTTTAATACACAATCTTCTAGAGCCAAGAAGGATTTGTATTCTTGTTTTATAATGGGGTGTTGGGCGGCTAAACAATTAGAAAAAGAAAAAAACATTACAACTGAGCAAGAAAAAATATTATCGTATGGTGGTGTTATAAAAAATAGAACAGGTGATGTTGGAAGTAGTGATTTTTATGTAGATAGAATAAATAATTTTGATGGGGTTTCTAGGCCATTAATTGTTCCAACTATATTGTAATGAGAAGTGTTGTATTTTAAGAAAGGAGAACAGTGCATTTGTTAACATAAGTTAACAAAAAAAGCACAAACGTGTTATGATTAATAAAGATTTTGATAGTTTGAGAAAAGAGCTTAATAAAAAGTACGATACTAATATTTTAAATATAGAAAAAAACGAAGATGGTTCTGTTTCGTTTATGGTTGAGGAATCTTCTGTTTCATCAGAATTTCTTAAAGATAAAAAAGTTAATGATAGTAAGTTGGTAGGTTCTGTTATTAATAGACCAAGAATGGATAGAATTTATCTAGATCTTCAAAGTAAGAAATCTATAGCAGACAAATCTCCACATGATTTGTACAAACTATCAAATACTGAATATCGTAATGATTCAATATATGGTGCTAGTATAAATGTTTTAGCTAATTTTGCATGTAAAGGTTTTGAGAATGATTCTGAAGATTTAGCTATTAAGTATTTTTTTGATTGTTGGTGTTTTGATGTTGGGTTTGAAGAAGTATTGGATTGGATCTTTTTAGATTTTTTCAAAATTGGAATGGTTAGAACTTATAAAGTTCTTGGTAAATATGAGCCAGGAATAAATAATATATCAGATTTAAATGTTAAAAAGAGTAAAAAACAATCTAAAAAAAGTAATGAATCTGGGGCTGCTAAAGTAAGATGGTCTAAGAAAGATATTCCTTTAAGATATACGGTTCTTAATCCAAATTTTGTTGAAATTGAGGGTAGTTTGTTGTTTGGTGACACTAGAGTTACATTAAAGCCGAATAGAGAACTTAAAGAGTTGTTTAAGAAAAAATCAAAAGAATTAACATTAAAAGAAAAAAATTTAATACAAAAATTACCTGCTCCATTTAAAAGAGCTATTAAAGAAGGTAAAAATATTCCATTAGATCCACAATTAGTAGGAGAGATTGATTATAGAAAAATGCCGTATGAAAGGTATGGTTTACCTAGGGGCTCTAGAGTTTTTGAATCTTTAAATTATAAAAAGTCTTTACGAGATGCTGATTTGTCTACTTTAGATGGTATAACAAATTACATTTTAAAAATTACTGTTGGTAGTGATCAGTTTCCTGTTACGTCTCAGGAACAGTTAGAACAAGTAGCACAATTATTTAATACTCCTAGTAAATCATTTGATGTTGTTTATAATCATACTTTAAAAATAGAAAAGATAGTGTCTCCAGAAATAGAAGGTATATTAGGTAAAAGTAAATACGAACAGGTTAATGAAGATATCTCTGGAGGTCTTGCTGTTCCTAGAGTTTTACTTGATGGTGTTGGTGATTTAAATACTGCTGAAGTAAATACTGTTGTAAAATCTGTTGTTGAAGAAATTAATTATGCAAGAAAATGTGTAACTAGGTGGATATATAAAGAATATATAGCAATAGCAGAAGCTGCTGGTTTTGATAAAATTCCAAAAGTTAGGTGGGATGATACTATATTAAAGGATATTTTAATGTATATGTCTATAATAGGCCAACTTGTTGATAGACGCATGTTAAGCTATAAAACGGCATTAGAAAAACTTGGGTTTGATTTTATGTCGGAGTTGACTAATATGCGTAATGAGCTTTCAGTAGTGCTCGAAGAAGGTGCTTTTGGTATTTTAGGAAGTCCGTGGCAACAATCTAAGTTGGGGTTAAGTACGCAGAATACCCAATCAGCGCCAAAAGGGACTCCTTCGTATGGAAGGCCTGTTGGTGGAGATCCTACGGAAAATAATGATAATACTCCTGATATGGAATCTAATAACAGTAATAGTAGTAGTAAAGGAAAGTTAGACGAGGAGCTTCTTAAGAAAGTTGCTAATCTTGATGAGGATTTAAAAATAAAGTTATTAAACTTAATTAGTAAGTAAAAGTATTTGACACTTGGCGTGGTCTGAGAAGCCCCAACCTTTGGTTGGGGCAGATTATTGTGTGTTTTTTGGGGAGCGCCTTAATTATTTTAAGAAAGGAGAGTGGTGCATTTGTTAACATAAGTTAGCAAAAAAGCATCGGATATGATAAATGTTTAAATTTAAAACATATGCTAAGGTAGAGCTGGTTAATGATGATGGTGATTTATTGAAGAAAGCTCTAGCAGGACATGTTGATATTCCTAAAGATACCCCTTTCGATCTTCTATTTTTTAAAGCTATTTATTTAACAAGCGGCGCAAATCTTAATCATACTTATTTTGATAAAGCGGAACTTGTTAAATCGATAGATACAGTAGCTAATAAAGCTATGGATATTGAACATGAAGAGCAAGGTGTAGTTGGTCATATATATGCTGCTTCATTTTTTGATTCAGATAAAGAAAGTTCAATAGAAGCTTGTGATGTTGAAAATTATGATGGAAGAGTAGATGTTGTTATAGCCGGGGTAGTTTATAAAGATAGGTTTCCAAAGCTAGCTGCTGATATAGCAAAAGGGCAGTGGTATGTTTCTATGGAAACGTATTATGATTCTTTTGATATAAAAATTGGTGATGTTTTATTGGATTATAGTACGGCTTCTTCTTTAGGTATTGTTGATCTTGTAGGGCAAGAAGTTGTGTTAAAAAAATCTGGAGAAGTTTTTGCATCAGGTATTGCAAACAAAGTAGTTAGAAATTTACACTTTTCTGGTGGTGGTTTTGTTAAAAATCCAGCTGAACCAAGAGCTGTTGTTTTAGATACAGCACAAAGTAAAGTTATTGATATATCTATTGCTACCTTTAAAAATAATAAGATTGATTATAAGGAGAAAATTTTAGATATGGATAAAGATAAAAAGAAAATAGATTTAAAAGAACTTAATGCTTTTGTAGAAGATTTTATAGAAAAAAAAGAGGAAGATTTTTGCTGTGCTGATTGTGAAGCTTTGCTTAGTGAAATAGATAAGGCTATGAAAGATGTTTCTAGTCTTATTGCTAACAAAGATTTTGCAAAAAAATGGACAAGGAAATATATAAATGATTTACCTGATAGTGCTTTTATTATTATTGAGCCTGATTATAAAAATGGAAAAACAGATAATAAAAATGCTAGGCATTTACCGTATAAAGATGATAAAGGTAAAGTTGATTTACCACATTTGCGTAATGCTTTAGCCAGGTGTAATCAACTTGTTCCTGTAACAAAGTCTATTTCTCAAGATAGTTTAAGAAGTAAGGCTTGTAAAAAAGCGCAAAGTTTAGCGAAAAAGTATTTAAAAAAGAAGTAAACTATTGTTTAAATGGTATATCAATTAACTTTCTATTATTTTATAGAAAGTATTGTTTTTAAAGTATTATACGGAGGTTATAACTAATGGCGTTAAAAGATAAGAAATCTGTTCCAAATATGGTAGATATGCGTGCTAATGCCAAGAAAGCTTTGATAATGAAAGATATGGGCAATGGTCATATGCGTCCTTATATATGGGGTACGTCAGTTACTGTAGCTAGTGGAGAAACACAAGCACTAGTTGCTAGTGGGATACTTGGGGGTGTGTATGTGGATGAATGTGTGTATTCACCGTGTGGAGTAAACGATTCGACGTTGTGTTATATTTCGAAAGATTCTACAGAACATACGGTTAAAGTTACTATGGCATCTGCACCGTCAGCTCTTACTACGATAGATGTATTAGTGTTTATGTCAACAGCAGTTACGGTTGATATTAATGACTATGTTGGAAAAAGAAATTATTCAACTGGTAATTATTAATATATAATTATGGAGGTTATTTTGTAATGGATCTTACACTTAAAGATGAGGTTGAAAAGATAGTTAGTGATATTTTTTCTAGAAAGAAGGATTCTGATAAGAAAGATATGCTTGTTAAGGCCCTTAAAGAGGCAAAAATTGAGTTAGAAAAAGCGGCAGATGAGCTTATTAGTAAAGATTCTGAAATAGAGGATCTTAGTATTAAACTTGAAGAATCTGTATCTTCTTTTGATGCTCTTAATGCTACTTTAAAAGAGCTTGAGGAGTCTGTTAAGACTAAAGAAGAAGAGTTAGCTAAAGTTTCTAGTGAGTTGGAAGAGGAAAAAGCTAAAACAAAGGAACACGAAGAAGCGCTTGAGAAGAAAGATGTTGAGATTTCATCTATTAAGGATGAGTTTGAAAAAGTGTCTTCTGAATTAGAGGAAATTAAGAAGAGTGCTGTTGTTGAAAAACGCATGTCTGCTTTAGAGGCAGCCGGTCTTCTTCGTTCTGATGATGATGGTATAGCTTGTCAAAGAGAAAAGGTTTCGAATTTTTCTGATGAAGAATATGAGATTTATAAGAAAGAATTAGAAGAGATTAAATCTTCTATTATTGCTTCTTTAAAAAAGAAGGAAAAAAGTAATACTACAGGATTTGGTGTTAATTTGGAAGGTGATGATGAGCCTACTGTGAAAGATATTGGAGAAGCGATAAAAAAATTATTTTATGAAAAAAAAGATGAATAATGAAATAAGGTTTAATAATATAATGGAGGTAAGATAAACATGTTTATTCCTAGAGATCCTGTTAATGAAGATATGTTTTGTAAATATATAGCCACTACTGCGAGCGGTGGGACGGGAGAATTTATTGCTTATGCTGGTGCTGTTGTTCATATTTGTGATGCTTCTTGTGATGCAACACACGGTTCAGATACAGAAACATATGTTAAAGCAAGTGTAACTGGTGCAGAGGATCATTTTGGTTTTCTAGAGCAATCTATTAAGACCGGTTATCATTCTATTCACCCAGCAGGTTATATAATGGATAAAGATATGGGTATGTCACATGTTGTTGCGCAGCCTACTTTTGCTGCAGGTACTCGTACAGTAAATGGTACTAAAGCAACCCCTGTTGGTGTAGCACATCTTGGTATTTGGGAAACTACACATTATGATGCTGGTGGTGCTATTAAATCCGGTGCTGCTTTATATGCTAAGGCTAATAGTGGTGGAAAATTGAAGACTTCTGCTGATAATGGTGGTGCTCAAGTTGCTTGGTGTATGTGTGGTGTTACTGCAGCCAAAGCTGCTAAAAACGTTGCTGGTACTACTTTGTATCCAATTAGAATTAAGCTTTTAATATAAAAAAAGAATTAAAGTGTTTAAAAATATAGGCCGACAAAAAAATTAGGCTATGGAGGATTATATATCATGGATAGAAGTGAATTAATAAAGCTGTTTAAAGCTACTGCTTCTACAGATGGTGAAGGTAGGATTGCTGCGTTTAAAGATTTTGCTGCTGCACTTACTATTCCGATTCTTGAGAAGATAGAGCTTGAATCTATTATGCGCGGTTTGTTTGCGGTTGAAACGCTTGAAGCTGGGGCGCAGGCTTCTTATCCAATTGCAGATGATATGTACGATATTCCAATCTGGTTACTTCCAGGTCTTGGTTATATTGCTCAGAACTTTATTGAAGGTATGGGAGAAGAGGTATATGTTCCTACTTTTGATATTGCTGCTTCTGCAGATTGGAAGGTTAAATATGCTCTCGAAGGAAGAGTGGATGTTTTACAAAAAGCTATTGACAAGGTAGCAAAAGAGATTTCAAAGTATGAGGATGATTGTGGTTGGAATGTAATTGTTCCTGCTGTGACTTCTGCTTGGGTAGCACAAGGATTGCTTTCTGGTCGTCCTGCTCCTATATATGAAGTAGCTCCTGCAAGTCCAGGTGCCGGTTATCTTTCTAAAGAATTGATTAATAAGATGATAGTTGGTATGGAACGTGCTGGACGTAGACTTACAGATTTATATATTAGTCCAGAGGATGCTGCTGATATACGTGAATGGACAGATACTGATATTGATCCTGTAACAAGACGTGAAATTTTTCAAGCAGCTGGAATGACTGGTATTTGGGGAGTAAGGATGCATCCAGTTCGTCATCTTGGTGCTACTGGAGAATATAATATTAATGGGTATGGTAGTGAATATAAAAAGTTTATTTGTGCTGATTCAGGAAATACATATAATGACTATTCGATTGATAATCCAAATATTGTAGATTCTGATGGTAATGTGACTACGTTAGGAGAAACTCAGATTTACGGGTTTGATCTTTCTGTTAACGATTCGCTTGTTATGCCTATTAAGAAAAAGTATGAAGCAATTGATGACCCAACGCTTTTAAGACGTCAGAAATTAGGCTTCTTCGGGTGGCAAGAGATAGGTATGGCTTGTTTAGATCCAAGAATGATGTGTATGGGTGTTATAGATAGATCACTATAAAGTAGTGTAATATTTTATATAATTGAAACCCTAATACGTTTGTGTTAGGGTTTTTTATTATAAAGTAAGAGCAGGGTTATTGTAGCAAATAATAAAGAGAGGGCGGTAAAACAAGTTTTGTATTTTTATATTTTTTAATTTTATTTTTTAAAGAAGAAATAATTTCATTTTTAATATAATGGAAAGTTTTGATGTCGTTTTTAAAACGTTTGATTCCAAGTTCGCAATAATCAGCCGGAAGCATTGCTTTTATATTAATAAAACCATGTGGGTATGTTTGTGTAAAGTTGATTTTTATATTAAATAAATTGAAGATTGTTAACTTTGATATTTGAACAAAGTATGGGATTCTTATTACTGTGTATCCCATTTTTTTGTATGTGTAGTCTTTTAAATTATCATTTAGTATGGTTTTACTAATTGAGTAGTGACGGTGTCCGTCAAATTCAATAATTAGTTTGAGTGTATCGTTTCTGTAGTCTGGTCTGTTTTTTATGTTTGAGTTTGGTACTTGTTTATCGTGTATAAATTGGTGATTTGGGAAAATTTGTTTTAGTATTTCGCCAAGCCTCTTTTCTGTTAGGTAGTTTTGTTTTGTAATTTTTTTCATTTGGCATTACTCTTGTATTTGTTTTTTATATATTGTATTTATATGCATTTTTTATGCCGAATTTTTTCATCCGCTAGAGAAATAACCCACTAAAGCCATAATAGTAGGGGTTTAATTTACTAATAGGAGATTTATTATGAAAGGTTATGTTAAGAACATAGGAAAGGCGCCGATTTATATTTTTAAAAGAGTTGTAAATTCTGATGAGATTATTGCTTTTGACGATCTTTTAGAAAAATTTGGAAATGTAGCAGATACAAGTAATGAAAAAGCTTTTGCTGACTGGTTATCAAAAAATAAATTTGTAGATAAAAGTAGATGGCAAATAGTTACAAGAAATGCAGCTAAAGTAAAAAAAGTTACGTCTGAGAAGTCACCACCTCGTGAAATAAAAACTGAAGTAAAAAATCCAGAGAAAGAGGAAAAAGTAAAAGTAGAAAAGCCAGTTTCAAAAGTTACTGCTACTAATAAAGAAATTATAAAAAAAGTAGTTACTGGGGTGTCAAAAGAAATGACTGCTGATGATATAGCTGATATGAGTGTATCACAAATGAAGAAAAATCTTTCAAAAATTGATGATGTAAAACTTTTGAAGCTTGCTTTAAAAAAGGCTGAGAGTATGCCACAGAAGGCTACACTATGTAACGGATTGAGAGATAGAATTGCTCAATTAAGTGTTAGATAATATTGTAAATTTAATTTTTAAAATGGAGTTTAAAGATGCCATATACATATAATCCTTTTGTAGGAGATTTGGATTATTATAAAAAGCCCGGTGTTCTTTCTGGTACTATTACGGATCATGGATATTTAACCGGTTTGCTTGATGATGATCACCCACAGTATCATAATGATAAAAGGGGTGATGATAGGTATTATACAGAGATTGAACTTGATGCCGGGCAGTTAGATAATCGCTATTATACAGAAAATGAAGTTGATGACTTAATAACTGCTGTTAGTGGAGAATTTGGTGATCATAGTAAGTTAAGTAATCTTGATTACGCGTCTTCGGGACATATTGGTTTTCAGCCTGCTGGTGACTATGTTACTAGTACTGAATTAACTACTGTTTCTGGTGATTTACAAACTAACATTGATGGTAAATCT